AACAAAATAAAAAAAGAAAACAATGGCTTATTTTGGGATGATTCTATTTACAGTAATAAAATTATAGCAGATACCATTCTAAATATTATTCCTGATATTAAAGATAGGGTAGAAAAGTTATACAAAATAAAAGTAAAACCTAAAATTGATCCACATGTTATGAAGTGGGAAACAGATACATCTATGGATATTCATGTAGATGATTTATCTTATAAAACATCTAAGAATCACATATCAACAATAATATATTTAAATAAAGGGTATAAAGGTGGTGAAATATTTTTTTCACAACAGAATTTATCTGTTAGTCCCAAAGTAGGAGATTTGTTAATTTTTCCAGGTAATTTAAATTATCCTCACGAAGTAAAAAAAATTACAACTGGGGCTAGATATACTTTGCCAACTTGGTTTAAATATGTATGATATTATATAAGACTGGAGATTAAATATGATTGATTTAAATGGAGGACCAAAACATATTTGTGTTTGTGGGTCAAAAATATGGGATATACAAATAATGTTTGAAAATGGCGGGATTGCTTTATATTTTTTAGACATGAAATGTTCACAATGTGGAACTCTGTCTTCTCCACCAACAAAACTAGATGGAGGAACTTTATAAATGCCAAGAATGCCAATTGATCATATATCAAGTGATGATTTTATTTTACCAAATGATCAAATAGATTGTGCTTATTTGATTGATCAAAATCAACTCAATCTTGCAAAAATATATTCATCTAGAGAAGAATATGTAAAAACTCTTCCAACTGGTTTAAAATACATGGAAGTTGGCGTGGCATGGGGATATTATGCTGATTTAGTGGCTAAACAAAAAAATCCACAATGCATACACATAGTGGACTGGTTTAATCAAGATCTAAAATGTTGGTCTTGGAGAAAATTTGGAGAGTGTCAATGTGGAGGAGAAAAACATGAACTATTGTTTACTTCAGAAACACACGAAAAATACATAATTGATAAGTTTAGTAAATATAACAATTTAAAAACTTTCAAAGGAGAATGCAAAGAAATTTTAAAAAATATTCCACATAAATATGACTATATATATTTAGATATAACCAATGACAGAAAAGATATAAGGCCCACACTTCAGTTGGCATCTTTGTTGATTGAAAAAGATGGAATCATTGGACTTAACGACTACCTAATATACGATGGAATAATTGAAGATAAGCCTTACGCCACATTTCAAGTAGTAAATGAATTTTTACGCTATAATAGTAATTGGAGTGTTGATGCTATTGCACTTCATGCTTTAGGGTTTTATGATATATATATAAAAAAGGACTATTAATGATAAGTAACAATGTTCCTCCACACGTCTTATTTGATCCCGTGGCAAAAGACTATATGTTAGTTGATCCAGACAATATTTTTATGGACCTATTTAACGATGAACTCGATACAACTTGGATGATTAACAATGAACAGAGAACGTTTAGTATCATAAGACCAGAAGAAGATAAGTGTGCTGATGATGGCTCAGTAATATACAATTATAACAAACAAAAATTTAGGTGTGATGACTTTACTAATGTTCATGATGGAAAACATATTCTTTTTTCTGGATGCTCAGAGACAGAAGGTGTAGGAGGAAATATAGAAGACGCTTGGTCTAAAATATTATATGATATTTTATCTAAAGAAGAAAAATGTTCTGGATTTTTTAATTTATCAAGATCTGGTTGGGGTTGGGCAAGAATTATAACAAATGCTTTGGTTTATTTTAAAAATTATGGATACCCAGATACCTATTTTATTATGTTACCAAATCATCAGAGAAAATTTCTTTATTCTGGCGGCATTCATCCGTGGGTACATTGGCAAAAATATCCAAAATCTTATAAAATGAAAGATCCCAACAAATCAGGAGAGCCTGATTTAGGAACAGATCCCAAAGAATATTTAGAAGATTTTGTTTATTTTTTAATATCTTGGAAAATATTTACCGATTTATGTATAACAAACAATGTCAAAATCATATTTTCTTCATGGGATGGTATAGATAAAGAAAATATGTCTAGAATATCAATATTTGATAATTTTATTAATATTAAAAGTAAAGACATTGAAGATTATGCTAAAATATATTATAAAAACAACAGTATATGCAAAGACGATTACAAGAAAAGAGATGGTCACGCTGGCAGGGTTATTCATAATTTTTGGGCTAATGAATTTTATAAAACATATAAAGAGTTGAACAAATAATATGATAAATAAAATAAAAAAATATATTAAACTTAAGATGCAAATAAGAAAAATAAAAAAACAAATAAATAATCCAAGACCTTTTATTTACTAATATTGACAAGCCTCTGGTTTATCTGTATACTTTATATATGATAAAAATAAAAGTAGCCATAATTGCCTTGCTAATTTCTGGCACTTCTTCGGCAAGTGCCATGGAAAATGCCCCAGATGCACTAAATGATGGAAGAACAGTTCCTCTTATAATTCAAGGAAGTGGAAAAAATTGTACTGGCTTTTTATATTCTGAAAGAATTGTTTTAACTGCAGGGCACTGTGTAATTGATCGACAGACTCAAAAAATGTGGCCACAACATTATGTTGGAATGCCAGGTTTGCCATACCTACCAAATTCTTTAGAATATGAAATGATTCCTGTTGAAAAAATATTCTCAACCTTTAAAATTAAACAAGAAAAAGATTATTCTGATACCAATGATTTTGCTGTTTTAGTTTTAAAAAATAAAATATTAGTACCTGGAAAAGCATACATTGCCACAAAAAAAGAAGTTGATGATTATATAAAAAATAAAAGCATGGTCACAACAATTGGCTATGGGCGACAAAGTAAAGAGCATCAACACAACGATTTTACTATACCAAAATATGCACAGTTTCCATTAGCCTCAGATGAAGCAGTTAATAGCACAATATCTGAAGTATATAATCATGGAGGAGTTGGATATTATGGAATGAAAATTCATGTACTTCAAATTCCTGCAGGACCAAGCACGTGTTCTGGCGATTCTGGATCAGCGTTTTATATTAAAGATAAAGAAAACTTTATTTATTTAGGACCGTTATCTTGGGGGTTTGGAGGAATTCCAAATTGCAGTGGTAACGGATGGAAAACAAATGATATGAAAATGGGATCAGTAGCAGCGTATGACTATTTACCTATAGTTAAAGAGGCAGAAGAATATGTTGCCAAACAAAATACGATAATCACCCCAACACCAACTGTATCCTCATTGCCCAAAAAACCAAGTATTAAAATAACAATAAAATGTTACAAAGGAAAAGAAATAAAAAAAATCTATGGAATTAATCCTAAATGTCCAAAAGGATATAAAGTAAAGGTTTAGGGTTGATGGTGCTATAATAGAAGTACCCTTTAAGCAGGGGAATAAAAAATATATAAAAAGGAGAAACATGTCAAACATTGACACTAAACAATTAAAGGCTATGGGAGCATCCTATGGTCGATCAGTACTAGGTGCAGGAATTGCCCTATACATGTCTGGGATTACAGATCCAAAGGATCTATGGGCTGCTCTAGTGGCTGCAATTGCGCCCGTTCTATTACGTGCAATAAATCCTGGAGATCAGGCATTTGGTCTACTACCAACTGTTGAGTCCGTAGACAAGGCTTTAAAGGCTGCTAAGGCACCTGCAAAGAGGGCTGCATCAAAGTCAGCAAGTAAATCTAAGAAGTAATAGATTTAATTATGGGGAGATGTTATAAATAAATGACTCTCCCCATTTCTGATTTATCAAATAATTTAAATTTTTTATTTAAAGAAGAATATTTAAATAATTATAAAAATAAAACCCCTTTTAAATTTAATGAAAAAATGCCAATAGATATTTCTTGGGATGAATTGCTTAAACTTGTAGATAGCGACCTTAAACAGGCTATAGAAAAAAAAGAAAATTTTTCAATTGACCTATGGTTTAAAATAAAAATGGCAGATAGGATTGATACAATATCTAAAGTTATAGAAAAAATTTTGGAAAAATTTGAAATGTCTAAATTTTGGAAAAACGTAAAGCCAAGCCCAGGACAGCACATATACATCAGTTTTACATCAGATGAATTGGTAAACCAAGGAATGCACAGCGATAAAGACAATGTATTTTTTTGGCAACTTCAAGGAAAATGTATTTGGAGAATATATGATGAATTTAATCAATTTGTTAAGTATGAATTTGAATTGGCCCCAGGAGACATAATTTATTGTCCAAAATATAGACAACATCTTGTTGTATCTTTAACTCCCCGAGCAGGTGCGTCTTTAGGGTTTGGCTCATTAAAATAAATATATAAACTTTTGATTATTTATTTAAACTAACTAAATAATCTTAAAATCTAATATTTTAAAAAATACAGATAAAGCATATCTATTATTATCAACAGGAACTACTCCATGCCTATTGTAAAAATTTCCAGGAAAAGATATAAACATGCCAGGCTCTGGTTTTATTTTTAATTCATGCTGTGGAAAATATATTTCGCCACCCCTATAGTTATTGTTTATATACACAAGGTTAGAAAGATGCCCACTCCAATCATAATTACTATTTTTGTCAAAATTGTCGGAATGCAGTTCTGTTTCAAATCCAGGATGCCTTAAATTTAAATGATTAGTATCTAAGTGACCTTTATTGGCAAGTTCGTCATATTCTAAATTAGTTTGAAATAATTTTTCTGCTGTAAGTTTTATTTTTATCTTATACTTGTCTATTATAGTATTTGCATTTTCTTTAAGACCATCCTTTAATGCTTGTCTGACTTTAAAATCATAATCCAAAGAATCTTTATTTGTTGCATATACGATATCAGACCAATCGTGTAAAATTTTTAACTCATCTTGATTCATAAAATTTTTTATAATTTTAATAGTATCCGAACCGTAGCCTACTCTTTCTGTAAAATTATCAGTGTAGGGGGACCTAGTACGATTAGGATCTTTTTCCTCAATTACATAATTTTCTAAATCTAGGCCTGTCTCATTATTCATATAATCATTATACCCTATTGAACCTGATATACTAATAATATGACTTTTGCTATTAAACAAGACAAAGTTAAAAATGCTAAATTGTTTGGGACCAGAAACGATTTTATTAAAACTTTACCAAAAAATATATCATATGTCGAGGCTGGAGTGTTGGCTGGAGATTTTTCGTTAGAAGTTTTAAAAATTATTGATCCATCAGTAATGCATTTAGTTGACACATATTTTGATTTAGATTTTAGAGAATCAGATTTCAAAGGCAATAGGTGGAACACAAAAGAAGAACACTACGACTTTGTTTGTAAAAGATTTAAAAATATAAAAAATGTAATATTACACAAACAAACATTTGAGACTTTTTTTAAAAATAACAAAGAAAATAAGTTTGATTTTATTTATCTTGACTATGAGGTAAGTTATAGTTCTGTTCGCAATCAAATACGAATGGCAACACAAATGTTAAATCAAGGAGGAACAATAGGGTTTAATGATTATAATATATACTTTAACAATACTGAAACTGGAGAAAAGATGGGGGTTGTGCCAGCAATAAACTATTTTGTTAATAATAACCCAGATTGGTACGTGCATGCTTTTGCTTTAAATGATAATTTAACTTCAGATATTTATTTAAAAAAATTAACTTAAACCTTCAATTTCATCTATAATCCTATCTGCTATTTTGTCGTATTCAATTTCTAGAATAGCATTATCCATGTCTATGGTATGAACTTTAATTTTTCCAATTTCTTCAAAAAGAATTTTTGTTATTGCTTTATGAGTTTCTTGGCTCATCGCTGTTTTCTTTTTTATTTTGCAAAATATTTGCATAAGTCATTCCTCGTATTTTTTCATAAATACTTATCTGTTGTCTTTGAAATTTAGACAACTGGACCTTATCTGATAATCTTTTTTTGTTTTTGTTGGCTCTTTTAACTTTAGATTTAGAAACTTTGTCGTTACTTTTTTTCATTTATATCCCTTATTCATCTTCAAATGGTTTATTTGATACCCAAACTCCGTCTTGATCTATGCCTTTTGTCATATAAAAATAGCAAGAAATAAAACCAATAAAAAAACTAAACAATACCAATAATGCTGTCATTTTTTCTCCTTTGTATCAGTATACCAAAAAAACGGGGATAAGTCAAGATATACTATATAAATGGAAAGAGCCCTACTATACCTAATATACTCTCCATCCCTTAAAGCCTTTAAGGTTGGGATATCCAACTTATCTAATCGTAGATACTCTCAACACAGGGTCAAAGGCTGGATGATTATTGACTATTGGTATTTTGAGGATAGAGAGATTGCTAGGCTTGTGGAGCAGGAGGTTTTAAAGGTTTTTCGTAATAGATTTCCTGGGCGGTACTTAAACAAAGAAGACATGCCTCAAGATGGTTATACAGAAGCATTTAGTAGTGATAAAATATCATCAAAGAAAGTTATAAGGATTATTAATGGTGTTATAAAGGATATTAAGTGAATACTTCCACATTAGTATTCCTTTAACTTGATTACTCTATTAACTATGAGATATAATAGAGTAATATGAGTTTTAAACTTAAAAGTATAATCTGGGTACAATCTGCATTAATCGTAATACTTTCTATGTCCCTGCTTTTTATGGGAGGAGACTTAAAACAGGCTCGAAAAATGACCCTTGATCAAAGCAATTATTGTATAAGATACACAAGTGATATTATTGCAAGCAGTCGTCTTGATTTGATAAGAGAGCAAGATGCTCACATTCGTACGGTAGATAAAGCAAATTCTGTAATTGATGACATTGTTAATAGATATAACTCACTTGTGTCCCGCTACAACAAAAGCACTGGTGGGAGCAACTACGATTTGCTTAATGTGTACTCATATAAAGTAAAGCCTTAAAATTCGGCAAAAAATAGAAAGAGTAAACTGATATATGCACCTAGCGGTGCACTAGTAGTTAGATTCTTCTACTTTAGCCAATATTCTCTTAATCATGTCTTCTCTATATTCTGGGGTAAGAATAAAGCCAGTGTCCATCTCAGTCATAAGCACAGACATTCTTACTATTTCATCAATATTCAAGATTACCCCTTAATATTAAGGACAGTTTTAAGACTTATCCAGGTCCTATCCTGATCTTTTCCTTTATAGACGTTGTCAGGCTCTCGTTGTTCGTCTTGTGGGGTATTGCACTATTAATTATACATAAGGTTGAAGGGTTTGTCAAACCACAATGATATAATATGAGCGTATGAATGATAATCTTTTAAAACAAATAGCGGCAATTATAGCCCCACACTTAAGGTATAAACACAAAGACTCAAGGTCTATAGAAATAGCAGAAAAAATACTAAAAGAAATAAACAAACAGAACTGATATACTGGTTTAATGCTATACGTAATAGGTCTTCCAGTAGGTAACTCGGCAGATATGCCACCCAGAAACCTTCAAATGATTAAAGATGCCAAACACCTTGTAGTTGAAAATAGTCACCATTTTAAAGAATTTTTAAAGACTTTTCAAATAAATAAAGCCAACTGCAATATTATGTATCTTTCTACTCAAACAAATGATAAGACTCAAAATCCACCAGAAGCAGAAGTGGCATTCAAAGTCTTAGAGTATTTGAAAATGGGAGAAGATGTATATTTAATCTCTGATGATGGCATGCCAGGCGTTGCAGATCCAGGACAAATTCTTATAAGAAAATGTATTCAAGAAGGTATAAAGATATCCGCTACTCCTGGACCTAGCGCAGTAATGGCAGCCGTGACTGTTGCTGCATTAGGACATTTTTTTTCTTTTCATTCTTTTTTTGAAAGAGATCAAATTAAAAGAACTCAACAAATAGTCGACTTAAAAGAAAGCAATTTAGCACAAGTTTTTGTACTCAGAAATGCTATATCTTCAACAGAATTTTTACCAGAAATTGAGGATGTATTTCCTGAAATCATACAAATTTGGGGGGATAGAGAAGCAACTCTTTGTATCAATTTAACCATGAGTAATGAGAACGTGGTTAGAGGAAAGATCTCATATATTCTAGAATATATATTAAAGCATAGAAGCCCTTATGATAAAATGATGATTGTAATAGAAGGCAAGCATTAAAACAGTTTTTATCCTCGCAGCAGGTTCTGGCACTAGATGGAATAATTATAGAGGCGTCCCTAAGCATAGGCTTGTAATTGAAGAGGAAGTCCTGATTGAAAGGACATATAGGCAGTTTTCTAAGTATGCAGATAAGGTCATAATCGTCGCAAATGAGGAACAAGGTTTTGCCCAGACTTATATCCCCCCTGAAAATAAAGCATGGAGAGATATAGCCAAGTTCTACTCAACTAGGGATATCTGGACAGAGGGTAAGAATATTCTGGTTTTTGCAGATGTGTACTTTACCGATGATGCAGTTGAACGAATTATGAATGATCCTTATGGCCTATCATTTTATCTACGAAGCAAAGGATCTCACCTTACAAAGAAGTTATGGAAGGAGATATGGGGTATAGGGTTTGATGGTTCTTCTATTCCTATCTTAGAGTCTACGATATTAAAAATCATAGAATCCAAAGAGAATTACAGTGCTGGTGGTTGGCGATTGCTAGATCAATTTACCCAAGATAAACAAAAATTTCACTCCGTAGAGATAGATGATTGGACTGAAGACTTTGATTTTCCTAAAGATATTGACACTTGGGAAGCACGAAGAAAGATAGTTTTATCAAAAATAAATGTTACTGATAGGGCTAAGATCTGACTGTAGAGTAAAGTGGAGGAAAGTGGTGGGGAATGGAGCGCTTTTATATGGGGCTTCGTAATGTCTGGCGGAAAAACCTTCCTATCCCAAACCTTCAAACCTTCAAACCATATGCCCTGCATATGCCTTATACCATAGATATAAAGGTTTGTCAAGCACCAAAAACCCTATAAAAAAATAAAGAAAAAGTTATAAAACCATATAGAATCTGGGAAAAAGATTAAGGTTTCGTAATAAAAAAAGGTAAAAAGGTTTGAAAGTATTAAGGTTTTATATAGAGAGTATTATGACTCTGATTGTCTTTGTCCCCGCTTGAAAAGGCGCTTGATATCACGAAAGGCCTTGACGGGATGACGGACGGGAGAGAAAGCAAAGGATAAGGCGTGCTCTACACGCTCTTCAATTTCACGTTCAGTTTGTGATTGACGGCTACGGTTTAATTTAGCAAAATGATGGGGACTCATAACCTGATTATATCATTATTTTTGGCGGGGGATTAACCAGAATACCTATACTTAAAGTGTATAAGACAGGTATCTATAATCAAACCATCCTTGTCAGATACATAGGTGGCTTCTTTATCACAGTAATAACATTTGGTTTTAAGGTTTGACATATTGAAATTATAGCATATGAAGGTTTGTCCATGAATCTGGAAAATATTTCAGTGGATCGTAATGTCTGGATCGTAATAAGGTTTTAAGGTTTGATGGTTTGGAAAGTATGGACCGGGCCTTTAGGCCATGCCCCAATAAAAACCAACAACTTTAGATATTTGTTCCATCTTAGTCTCATCATCAATTAAATATTCTCCAGCAGTATCCTGACCAAAAATATCTCCAATAAGATCAGCAGCAACCTTTGACTTATTTCCACCGCTTACTACCACCCAGTTATCAAAAGACTCTTGATCTATTAATATTTCTGCTCTAGCCTCTACTCTTTCCATTTTGTTCCCCCTATTTGTTATCTTTAATATAAGACTCAGAATTATTTAACATATCTTCTAAATCTTCCCAGCCTTTATCTACAATATCCCCTGCCTCATCTACAAACCCTAGAGATGCCAAAAGCATATCAAAGGTTTCTTGTGTATAAAGATCAGACCTTGGAGAAGGAGCAACAATGTCAGTATGAATAGCGTAGGCTAGTGGTAGTCCTATATCGTTATAGTCTACAAACTCTTCAAAGGCTTCTTCATCACGATAAGTTAACCACAACTCAGAAAGAATTTTTAACTTAGTGGTTGGTCCTGTTTCGCTCATCTTATAAGTATACCAAACTATTCATTGTTATGGAAGCCTTCTTTGATCATACTGTAATTTAGCATGCTCTATCTCGTCCTCTTGAAACTTAGCACTTTCCAGCACTTCTAATGCCCTGCGATAAATTAAATAAGGGGTTGCCTTAGCCAAATAATATCCAACCTTTTCTAAATCAAGATAAAAGTCAGCAAGGTGTTTGCCCATAGCAATAGCAACCTTCTCCTCGTTGGTTGTTTGCTTAGCCCTACTAATACGATACATAACTCTCCTTACTCCCCAGTATATCAAAAAATGGGGTAGGACACAAACCACCCATTAGTCGGTGCCCTACCCTCGTTTTTAGCAGGTGGTGACCCTACCCCTGCAGCGCTCCTACGGGCGTATCCGTAGAGCAATTATAAGAAATAAAACTATCAATGTCTTTGTGGTCTACGCCATCATGACTAATAGTATTATCTGTTAGGTCGATTAATATTGGATGGTCCGCAAACCCTAAGTCATTAGGATTACATGCATAGATTCCAAACCCTGTCTCATCCAAGATAGAGTCTTGCATCAAATAACTAATAGCCATGCGGGTATAGTATTCTGTATCCCCTTTACGTACCGCTGCATGCTTTAGGGCCTGAGCCAGATCTGTATACATACTGTCTTCGCCCCAATGACTGTACAGTGCTACTGCTAGGTCCTCTGATTGTTTAAATACGAATGTACAGCGTGCTCCCATTAGTCATCCGTTCTCTCAGGTATAATTGATATTTGATTTGTTATCTCATTAAAGATATCGTTCTCGTCTTCAGTGTCAGTCTCATATTCAAAATTCATATAAGTACCTGTGGGCTCAAAGATTATTTCAACATCCCATGTAGCCATTAGTCATTCTCCTCATCTAGGTCCCCCTCGAAATCGATTACGACTTTAGAAACTCTGCCGTCCTCGTTCATCTGAACATAGACTGGATATACGCCATCGCCATATCCTGTATTAAATACTACTGCCGTGCCATTACCTAACTGACCGTAAGCATTAGAAAGTGTGGTGGCACTTGCGCCATGATAAGAATATTGCCCTTGCTTGCCGTCAATATTCCACTCATCATTTTGGTTAGTATCCCATTGCTCTAAATAACATGGGTCGCCAACCATTGCTTGTCCGCTATCAATTCCTATTTGGCCTGCTAGGATTAAGGTTTTTGTTTTTATCATTGGGTCTCCTTAGAAGTGAAAGTCTACTGGTACTAGATATTGTAGAGCAGACTGTTCAGGTTTGTCAAGTCGCTCATTTAAATACTCGAATTCTGAGACATGTTCTTGAAGATCGTAAAACCCACTGTCGGATGTCCAAGAGCCCATGAGCATTTCTGCTGCTTGTTTAATAGAATAAACATTCATTAGGGTATCCCCATTCCAGGGACCCCTGCCACCCTCTGAAGCATAGTCGACCATTTGACTAATAAACTTATCAGTCTTAATCTCTACTATGTTTCTGTTCATGGTTTGAGAGCGGAACCTTAAGATATCCTTAATTACTTCTTGGAACTTTTCTTTATTTTCAGCATAGCCAATAACATCAGTACTGTCATGGTTATAACCGTCCATAAAATCTTTAGATTTTTGTGCATTAGTGCTCCACCTTCCTCCGCCAACGACGTGCCAATCTGACCAATCGCCTATGCGGTATCCGTCTTCGTTTGTTTGTAGGCTTACAACAACTTTGTCAAAAGCCTCTTGCTTGTTATCTGCTTCAACTGCTAGATAATGTAGGGTATGCATTAGTCGTCCTCTCCTGCAATTAGTTGTATCTGATAATACTGTTTGTCATCGTAGGGCACGGTAGTTACAAAGTAACCAATCCTATTAACCATATGCATACCGTCAGAGATATACGTACCACCGTTATCTCCGTCACAGTAAGTCCATACAGTGTTGGGATGTAGAAACGCATGGTCTCTAACAAACTCTACCTCATCACCATATGTCTCAAACATATAGCCATGTTCACCGTCATTGAATGAGGCATTCTCGTCTAAATGGTTTGGGATAGGCTTGAACTGTTTAAACCATTCATCCTCTGTAAGTTCTACTAACTTGGGCATTGGGCTTCTTTCTCTAGGGTTCTTAATACAATTTTACTACGAACTGGGAAAAATTACAAGGTATCGTAAGGTGATCTACATCACACTCCACCCCAATAGGTTTGAGGGTTCTCTTCAAGAAGTCCCCTAATACTATTAACAACCTCTTCATCAGACAGGACCTCACCATCTGTGTTTATAAGTTCCATAATTTTATCTATAATTGCACCGTGGTCTTGAGAATATTGAGGAGCCATTATTCAAAGTACCCCTCTGCCCATAGGCCTTGCAAGAAGTCAGAGGCTTGTGTAAGGTTTCTGTGTAGCCAAGGATCATCGTCAGAATTCACGGTAGTTAGAGCAGATTCAACTGCAAGAACCATATTATCTAAATCATCTCTTTCATACCCTAGCATTGACATTACTCACCCCAATATTCTAAGATAGTATTAAGAGTGATATGGATACGACAATCACAATCACCGCTAGCCATGTTGTCTATTAGATCTAGGTGTGAGAAATTATCCTCGTATATGGTTTCTACTAATTGGTTTATGGTTTTGGGTTTAAACTGCGTAATCATCTGCATACTCCTTAAAGTACCAGTTAAGGGATTTTACATTTAAGTTTAACTCATCATAAGGGTATTTGTCAAGCACGTATTGTATTGCGTCCCCTGCGGTTTTAAAATCAGAGACACACCACTCGTCAATAGATACTTCCCAACAGTTAACTCCACCAGGAGAGCATGAGTAATCCATTTCATATATTTCTACGTTTAGGGTCATATTAATATTTTACAGGCAACTGGGAAAAAAGTCAAGCGTTCTTAATGAAACAATTGTGTGTTATTATTTAAATAGTCATGCCCGGGCCCACTTGCGATCCCAACGGGACTTGAACCCGTAGCCTTTACCGTGACAGGGTAACGATCTAACCAATTGATCTATGGGACCAGCGGAGCAGTTTTAAATCATGCTCAGGATTTTATTGCTAAACTAGTTGCAAAGTATTTTGAACAATAGTTAGCAAACGATTTTTCTCTGCATTTATTACAGGGTCAAATCCAGAAGCAGCAGCAAACATGCTTTCGCTATTACCACCACGAGCAGAACGATACCAGTCTAAACGCTCAGTTAGTGCATTGAACGCACCCCAAGCATTTCCACTAATCATTCCGTTAAACTCTCCAGTATAGATATCGTTAATCATATCTACTTTGTTTTCCCATTTCTTTAGAGAGCCCTTGCTATCGGTTTCAGGTTTAGGATATGCAGCAAGAATAATGTTATTGAAATCTTGTGCGGTGATTTCTTTTGTTATCATAGCATGAGCCATTTTATCAAATGCGTCCATGTATGAATTAGCCATACCTAATGCTTGACGAGCAACAGCAACTTTGCCCTGAGCAGTTTGAGTATGACGGATTTTGAAAGATTGCTTGACGCCATCTTTCTTGCGTGTACGGTTAAGTGCAACATTAAGAGTATTAGCGCACACAACACGAACGGGTGTTATGCTTGCTTGAATAGCGATTGAGCCATCGTGTGATGTGTTGATAAGCAAATAAGTTTTAACAACATCTGCCACACCATTTGGGTCTAATACAGTTTCACGCTCTAATGCAAGAGAGCCAAATACTACACGCCCACCCTTAAGAGAGCCAGCAGTTTCCCATCGTCCACCACCATCAAGAATATTATCACCGAATGAAAATAAATCTTCATTTTGTAGTGGAACATAACGCTCACCAACAATTCCCAAAACATCAGTTTGAGATTTGTCAGTAGGATTTGTGCGAACAACATATTGATATTGTTTGTCAGATACTAAACTAGATGGGATTTCTAAATCCTCTAGTCTAACATTCCAATTATTAAGATTAGCAGCAACTAACATTTCGTTAGTGTTTTTCTCAGTATCAAATACAGTACCAAGATTGTGCCATGCAGGTTCACGGAATGATGCAAAACTTGCCACACCGTTTTGAGTTTCTAACTCATGGGCCATTTTTTTCCTTTCGATCGTTTTAACTAAGTTTAGCAGTCATGGCTGACAATGTCAAATAGGATTGGGGGAAATGGTTTAATCTTCTTAAATAGTACAAATCGGACATTTCGGGCGGGCCGGGCATTTTAATAGGACAGTTTATGATCATGTCCAGGATCTTGATAGCCCCCTATCAAATTTAAACGGTCCCTGCAGCGGATGCTACAGATCTCTTATTAGTTCTCTTCCAGTGATACATCGTCCACAGTTAGGTCCGCTTCATAGTCATATGAACTTATTTCTGCGTCAATGGTTACATTGCTTAGGTCAAAATCTTCAACCTCATCCAGTGGCACCTGTATTGTTCCGCTGAATGTAACAGTTCCGTATACGCTAATCTCCTTCATAGGATTAATAGCAAAGTGTTCTGCTAGCGCTTTTAAAACTTCTTCTTTGGAATAGTTTGGGTCATACCATTCAACAATGTGCTCTTCAAGCCACTCAATGTCACCACGTCGCTCTGCAGCCAATGCAGATGATCTTGCTGCATACTCTCGTGACTTATGAAGTTGCCATTCAATCTCAGTAACTTTATCAGTCATGAATGTTGCTGCTGGCTCTTCCCCTAGTTGCACACCATGTGAAGGTGTCAGTTCAGGTATATACTTGTAGGTCACAAGTAGGTTGGGATTATAAGAAACAGTTAACTGATCTTGTAACATTACTTCGCTCATTAGGGGTTCCTTTTCTGTTAATACAATAATATCACCATGGCCTGTGAAATGCAAGTTCAGTTCTTAATTAGTCTCACATAGTGGGACGTGATCTACATCACATGTGCCCGGGTTTTTGCGGGGCAATTAAAAGGTGAGCAGTTTAGAACTCATGCTCAGGAGTCTTATCTCAGGAATAACTTAGCAGATGAGCCAAGTGCTTATCAGAGATAAATTATTTAGTTGTGCTTACCATAGCAAGGCGTCTTGCGCCATTTGCTAATTGTAAGGATACTCTAGTGGTCTTAGAGTTAATAGGTGAGAACTTTACAATTCTACCTGTAATACCTGTTTTGCTTGTGGTGAATAAATCACCTAGTTGGTATGTGTATCCGCCTAGTGTCATTTGGGTCTTGCCTTTCTGTTTGGGTTTGGGTCATTACTTATCTAGTCTAACATATTTTGGGGGCATAGTCAAATACCCCCAAACTATTAAAGGTATCTAGCGATAGCGTTATATGTGCTAGTGCTAACTGTTTCCTCGTCGGTCATTTTAAGGATACGGATAGCGTTTTCCATTTCCTCTTTCTGCTCACGATAAGTATGAACATGGATTTGCTCAAACTTACGCTCAGGTTCAGCAGGGAACTCGCCTTCTTTAACTGTTAAATCAAAATCAACATTAAGGTTGTTGTTCCATTGGCGATAGTTAGTTCTAAGGTTTTCTGCCTTAGAAACATTAGCGATAGCAAAAGCAAATAGTTCTTTTTTCCAAGCGTCTATTTGGGTTTGGAACTTTGCCTCGTTCTCGTCTTGTGTTTTATAGTTAGCCTCTAGTTCGGCTAATCTGTTTTCTAAGGCTGTAATAACCTTAG